CTCCATCATGCCCACTTTGAAGCTGGGCGACATCACCATCAGCCAGCAAGACCTCGACCGGCTGTGGGTCGGGATCGAACGGCACCTCGCCGCCGCGGCCCCGACGACGACGCGGCGCGGCGGGATCAGCCTTCCGCCCGTGGACCAGCTCATCGCCCAGGCCGGTATCGAACTCGGGCCGGCGCCCCGCTCGAAGCGCAAGCTCTTCGGACGGCGGAAGGCGACGCCCGTCGCCGACCACCTGGAGGCCGCCGCCGACCTGATCGAGCAGCGCGGCTGGACACAGGGCACGCTGTGCCGGGGTGACGCCCGCTGCATCCTCGGCGCCCAGCTCCTCCTCGTCCAGCTCGGCCACTCCACGGCGGAGACGGCTCGTGCCGCGGCACGCCGACTGGCTGAGGCCCTCGGCGGTCGCCCGCAGGACTTCAACGACGCCCGGGCGCGCACCAAGGAGCAGGTCGTCGGCGTCCTCCGCCGCGCCGCCGCCGACGCCCGGAAGGCAGGGCACTGATGGCCATCGTGACCGTGACCTACTACGTCGCCGTCTGCGACGTGTGTGGATGTGAGTACGACGGCGACAGCGAATATGGCAACAGCTACCGCACGCCGCACGAGGCTCTTGAGGCCGCCACCATGTGGGACCCCACCACGGCATACACGCGCACCGTCGACGGTCGACTCATCTGCCACCGCGACACAGCCGACCATCACGAAGCCCGCACCCGGCTCGCATCTGGGCCCGGACAACTCACCATCGCCTGAAGGAAGGTTCGCTGATGCCCGAGCAGCCCAAGCCCACCCCACCCAACCCGCCGATAACCGCCGAGGACGCCCGCACCATGGACGACATCGCCCAGGCCCTCGCGGCGGCGGCGAAGAGGAAGTGACCGAGGGGCACCCCATTTCGGGGCGCCTGACCTGCTGATACTTGACGGGACCGCCATAGCGAGCGTAACGTCTGTCTCACTGGAGCTTTCTGTCACAAGGGCCACCCACTCGGGTGGCCCTTCAGCATTCCCGGGGGGTGAGCCGATGACCTCCCCGATCCTCATCACCGAGGACATGGCCGCCTACCGTTCTGGCCGACCCGGCTCCACTATCCGACGCTGGGCAGCCGAGGGACGCATCCGGCGCTACGGGGCCGGACGCGGCCAAGTGCGGTACGACCTCCACGATCTGCCCGTCGCCACGCGCGACGAGTACACCGGGGAGATCCTCGACCGCGAGCCAGCGCCCCCACTGCCGGCCCCCCGCGCCGCATGAGCCGGCGCACCCCCCACGGCGCGCATCGACCCGACATCGTAGAGCGCGCACAGCAAGATGATCGTCACGAGATCATCACAACGGGCGAGGGGGTGCCTGATGAGCATCCCCCGGGACAACACCCCCTGGCGCACATCCCCGCTCCCCCCAGGATGGCGCCGCCAGATCAGACCCCCCGTGCTTGAGCGGGACGGGGGGCAATGCACCTGGGTCGAGGACGACGGACAGCGCTGCACCCTCCGGGCCACTGACGTCGACCACATCGGCGACCCCAACGACCACGGGCCAGAGAACCTACGCAGCCTGTGCGGCTACCACCACCGCAAGCGCACCGCCGCACAAGCCAACGCGGCGAAAGGCCCCGCACCATCGCGCCGGCGCCCGGCCGAGGCCCATCCAGGGCTCGTCACGCAGCCAAGCATCCGAGCACGGCTCGACGCAGCCAGGCGAGCAGCGAAGCGCGGCGAGGACATTCCACCGTTCTGACCAGCGCGGTCACGGAGGGGTGGGGGGTGACCCCCTCGGGCCCCCAATCCGGCGCCCGGGGCGGCATAGCCCGTCCGGGCATGCGTGCGGTTTCCCAGCGTTTTGACCAGCATGGATCACGAAGCGTAATGGTGCATCGCATGCACCGATTGAGCGCTATGAGCATCTGTGCAGCTCACAGCTTCAAAAGTGTGACATCTGCTGATAGACTCGCGACATGGCGACCACGGTGTGCGAGCAGTGCCGAGAGCCGATGCCACTCTTGGCGCGGCGCCACGCGAAGACGTGCTCGCCGAGGTGCCGCAAGCGCGCGTCGCGGGCGCGGCAGCGCGCCGAGCGGCCGCCTGCGGAGATGCGCGGCTTGGTGCGGTGGGTGCGCCGCGGGGAGAACAAGCGACCGCTGCGGGCGGACAACGGGCGCACGGCGTCAAGCACGGCACCGTCTACGTGGGCGACTTACGAGGACGCCGTCCGGTCGCCGCACGGCTCCGGCATCGGGTTCGTCCTGAACGGCGACGGCATCGTGTGCATCGACCTGGACCACTGCCTCGTCGGCGACGAGGTGGCAACGTGGGCGCAGGACATCCTCGATCGCTGTCCACCCACGTACATCGAGGTGTCGCCCGGCGGCGACGGGCTGCACATCTGGGGCCGTGGCCGCGTTGTGCCGGGGCGCCGCATCCGGCGCGGCGATGGGGCGCACATCGAGATCTACGGACAGGGCCGGTACATAGCCCTGGGGCGCCGCTACAGGGACGCCCCTCCGAAACTGGCCGACCTGACAAGCGTTCTCGCGACGTTGAGATAGACATGGGGGGTGGTGTCGATGACCACCACCCCAACGCCTCCGGCGCGCCTGGGCGAGGCGGGCCGCGAGCTGTGGGCGAGCATCGTCCCGGCCTACGACCTGCGGCCGGACGAGCTGCGGATGCTGGCGGATGCCTGCCGCGAAGCGGACATCGTTCAGCGGCTGGAGGACGAGCTGGCGGATTCGCCGCTGATGGTGAAGGGCTCGCAGGGCCAGCTCGTCGCGTCGCCGCTGGTGTCGGAGGTGCGGCAGCACCGCACGGTGCTGGCCGGGCTGCTGAAGGCGCTGAAGCTGCCGGATACGAATGCGACTGCGCAGCGCCGTGCGACTGAAGTCGCCGAGCAGGCGCGGGCCGCCGCGCGGGCGCGGTGGGGTGTGCGGGGGTCGGCGTGAGTGCGCTGCCGCCGTTGACGGCGGATGGGCTGCCGGAGGGCTGGCCGCAGGATCATGGGATTCTGACGATCGCGCCGGATGTACTGGCGTGGGCGGAGGAGTATCTGGCGCAGCCGGATGGCGAGCGGGCCGGGGATGCATGGCGGTGGACGTCGTCGCAGGCGCGGATCGTTCAGTGGTGGTACGCGGTCGACGAGCACGGCCGGTGGCTGTTCCGCCGGGCGCAGGTCGTGTTGCCGAAGGGCGCGGGGAAATCGCCCCTCGCCGCCGCGCTGGCGTGCTGCGAGCTGGCCGCGCCGGTGCTGTTCGACGGGACCGACGCAGGCGGCGCGGCAGTGGGACGCCCACACCCGTCGCCGCACGTGCAGCTCGCGGCCGTGTCGCAGGACCAGACCGACAACACCATGTCGCTGGTGTTGTCGATGCTGCGGGACGGCGCCGGCGCGAACCTGATCGCGGGCCTGGACCTTGGGCTGACGCGAGTGCGGACCCGCAACGGGCGGCTGGAGCCGGTCACCGCCTCGGCGCCGTCACGCGAGGGCCAGCGGCTGACGTCGGCGATCCTCGACGAGCCGCACCTGTGGACGGCGGCGAACGGCGGCGTGCGCCTGGCGGCGACGCTGCGGCGGAACCTGGGCAAGACGGGCGGCCGCAGCCTGGAGACCACGAACGCGTGGAACCCGGGGGAAGACTCCGTGGCCGAGGCGACGGCCACCTACGCGGACCGGATCGCGGAGGGCGTCGCGGCGGATGTGGGGCTGCTGCGCTACCACCCGAAGGCGCTGGTGCGGGACCTCGGCGACGAGGCGGAGCTGCGGGCCGCGCTGCGGGAGCTGTACGCGGATGCGCCGTGGGTGGACATCGACCGCATCGTCGCCGAGGTGTACGACCTGGGCACCCACCCGGCGGACGCGCGCCGCTTCTACCTGAACGAGGTCGCGGTTGCAGAGGACTCGCTGATCGCGGCGCATGAGTGGGACGCGTGCGCGACTGAGGACCGGCTCGCCGAGGGCGACGTGGTCGTGCTCGGCTTCGACGGCTCGCTGCGGGAGGACGCGACTGCGCTGGTGGCCTGCCGCGTGGAGGACCGGCTGATGCAGCCGCTCGGCATCTGGGAGCGACCCGCGGGGCCGGCCGGGGATGGCTGGGAGGTCGACCGCCAGGCCGTCGATGACATGGTGGACCACGCTTTCGGGCTGTACACCGTGGTCGCGATGTACGCGGACGTCGAGCACTGGGCCTCTTACGTGGACCAGTGGGGCGCGCGGTGGAATGAACAACTGCTGATGAGGGCCTCGCCGAACAGCCCTGTGGGCTGGGATATGCGTGGCCGGTTGCAGGTCTCGACGCTGGCGAACGAGCGCCTGGTGGAGGCGATCGCCGGGGGTCAGGTGCGGCAGACGGGTGACGGGACGCTACGGCGGCATGTGCTGAACGCCCGGCGCCGCCCGAACCGGTACGGCATCAGCTTCGGCAAGGAGCGGCGCGGCTCGTCGAAAAGGGTCGACGGCTACGCGGCAATGCTGCTGGCGGACATGGCCCGGTCGGATCTGCTGGTGTCGCCGCACTGGGCGAAGTACCGGGCGCAGCGGGAGAAGAAGCCGGGCCGGATCCACTTCTGGGGCTGAGCGGGAGGGGGTGACGTCGTGCTGTCCGAGAGAGAACTGCGGGAGACGGTCGGCGAGCTGCGGGCCGCGCGGCAGCGGGAGCGCCGCCGCCTGGACCCGATCCACAACGCGGTGCGCGGGGAGTCGAGCCGCCTGTACGTGCCCCGCTCGGCGACGGAGGAATACCGCAGCCTGGTGCAGCAGTCGCAGTTCAACGTGCTACCGCTGGTGATCACCCAGTTGGCGCAGGCGCTGTACGTGGATGGCTACCGGCACAGCGACGGCGAGATGTCCCCGATGTGGAACGTGTGGCAGGCCAACCGCATGGATGCCCGGCAGGGCGGCATCTACCGGACGGCAATCGAGTACGGCGTCTCCTATACGTTGGTGCTGCCGGGCGCTCCGGTGCCGCAGATCACGCCCCTGTCGCCGCGGCGCTGTACGGCGCTGTACGAGGACAGCATGGTCGACGAGTGGCCGCAGGTCGCGCTCGTCGCCGGGCCACGCAAGGGCCACGCGGTCATCTACGACGACGAGGCGGCCTACCCGATTCGGCTGCCGGAGGACAGCGACGCAGAGCCGGTGCTGGACGGTGCCCCGGCTGAGCACGGCCTGGGCGTGTGCCCCGTCGTGCGGTACCTCGACTCTTTTGGGGATCTGGACGAGGGGCCGTCGGGGAAGATCGAGCCGTTGCTCCCAGTTCAGGAGCAGTTGCACCAGACCACGTTTTCGCTGCTGATGGCGCAGCACTACGGGGCGTTCCGCCAGCGCTGGGTCACCGGCATGGCGATCCCCGTGGATGAGTCGGGGACGCCGTATGAGCCGTGGCAGGCGGCGGTGTCTCGCGTGTGGCACGCCGAGGAGTCCGATGCCCGTTTTGGGGATTTCGCGCAGACGGACTTGTCGGGCTATCTCGATTCCCGCGACAAGGCGCTGTTGTACATGTCGAGCGTGGCGCAGATCCCGCCCCACAACCTGATCGTGGGCTCGGGTATCAGCAACATCTCGGCGGAGGCGCTGACTGCGCTGGAGGCCGGGCACCGGCAGGACATCGCCGAGCACCAGACTTCGTTCGGCGAGTCCGTGGAGCAGATGATGCGGCTGTGCGGCCTGGCCGCGGGCGACACGGCGGCGTGGGAGGACACGAGCGCTCAGGTCGTGTGGCGCGACACGACGCCGCGGTCTCTGGCGCAGGTCGCCGACGCTCTGGGCAAATTGGCGCAGTTGCTGGGCGTCCCGGCTCGCGCGTTGTGGGAGCGCATCCCGGGCGTGACGCAACAGGACATCGAGCGGTGGGAGCAGATGGCGGACTCCGAGGACGCGCTCGGGCGGCTGGAGCAGATGCTCGCGGTCGAGCCGTCCGCGCCGGCGCGTGAGGTCGAGGCCGTGGCTGAGGCGGCGGCGTAGTGCCGGGCGCGGCAGCGACGGCCCAGACGGCAGCGTTCCGCAGGCAGTTCGCCGAGATCCTGGCTCTGATCGCCCGGCGCATCCGCCGGACCGCTCAGCAGGCGGATCTCGACGACATCGAGGCGTGGTTCGCCGAGGTGTTCCCGCAGGTGCGGCAGGAGATCCTGACGGGCTCGACGGGGCTGGCGGAGCTGGCTCGCAGGTACCTGCGGGCGCACGCCCAGGCCGACGGCGTCACGCTGGCGCCGGTTGTGGTCGGCGCGCTGGCGGCTGAGCAGATCGACACCAGTCTGCGGGTGACGGGGCCGGTGCAGTTCCGGCGGCACGTCGCGCGTGGCGGGAGCCCGGAGGGTGCGCGGCGGGCGATGGCGGTGACGCTGTCCGGAGCCGCGCAGCGGCTGACGGCCGCGCCGGCGCGGGAGACCATCACGCGGACGG